ATTTAATGGATTTATTCGCCAATGTATAGAACCTCGATTTGCCAAAAAACACTGTCCTAACCATGTGATTGGAGTATAGTTACACCAATTATATGATTTGGTAGTGCCTGAAATCAAACCTGTAGCACTGTTAATTCCATTGGGATCATAACCTGGACACATTGGATAGCGATTAAACTCTGATCCTCGCAATTGTAATACAAACGTAGAACCTGTACCACCCGTAATAAAAGAATTACGGAGAAAACATGTTCTACGTATTACGGTTCTCAGAGATTTAATACTCTCCCCAAAGTATATAAGGTTAACCTCCCCATTAACTTTACTGGGTTCCATGGCAATGCTAGATATATCTTCATCTTCATTATCATAAGCTAACATACCAGATTGAACGGCAAAAGGCGAAAGAGTTGATGTAAAATCAATCTCTCTAGGTACGGCAAATTCGGTATTTTCACAACCCCGAACAAAAACCAAAACAGAAATATCTGCTGTAGTAATTGGGGCTGTTAATTCCGTCAAAACACGTACCGTTAATAAACCATTCTCGTAAGTTTGCTTAGTTAAAGGACTTGAACCATATCTTTCAACTAATGCTCGAGTGGTTTCAAGATACTCAGTAGCAGCCATATAGGGAATTCTAATAGTAACATCTGTAATCTCAGCAATATCCACAATTTTGGTATAAACTTCAGTTGTGGAATCGACTGTATTACATATATCACCACGAGGATCCCAAGAAAATCTAAGGCGACCACGATGATATTGGGAGCAAATTATTTTGAATCGAAATTCAATATCCCCTCTCCAATAATCAAATAATCGAGAAACCATCCAAAGAGGTGTTCCATTTATTATTGTTTGATTAGTACCAGTTGTTGCACCCAAAAGAATGGGTGATACTCCTATACAAAACAATAATGAATCAGCAGTGTTAGCAGTAGTCCAAGTGTAAGTAGTTAAAAGACTTTCTCTACCTACCAAATTTTCTACTGCCAATTCATCGCCAAAATCACAGCCGCAAATTGCCGGATCCACTGATAATTCATTTTTGGAATCTAATGTCAATTTTGATATACTAGTTCCTATATCCGTAGCTGCAAGAGCGGGGAAAGGATCAGGTTTATAAGAATGAACATCATCAATTACTGGAACATTTGTATAACCAAACAAACTAGCTACAGAAGATATAGCATCTCCTGCAATTTGAGTGGCTGTAGCAAAACGACCAATGATGGGTAAGGATTCTAATTGACCTGCAGCACGAGCAATAGCTGAAGCTGGTTTAGAAATTATTCCTTTTCCATACTCATCACGTTTCCCTGATTGCAAGGAAAGTGATACAGTAGGACCGGATAATTCGACATCATCTAACCACGCATAAACTTTAATAGTTATATTGGTTGTTGACGAACTAGCAGATTTCAAAGTGTCCAAAACCCTAAAGAATAATGTACCCATATTTTGTATCTCGGAAGCCACAGTTAAATCTAACCACTTTTTATGATAAACAAATGGTAATAACATAGTAGCACCTTGGGAAACAGAAGGATACAAGTAAACTCGTGGTAATTGTGAATATGATATATTCGGTTTACCACTAGAAGAAATAATAGGATTAGCAAATTGTGTTAAAGGATTATATGAAACCATCATTGCCCCATAATAAAATGGTGTAGCATTAATGACGAATTTCACTTTTAAATTACCCTTAAACAAATAGTAATTGTCAAATTTCTTCTTTATTGATGGGTGATTCATAAAAAGAAACCAAGGTTGAATGGAAACGTTCGTAGAACCACCAATAGCCCAATCATAAGAATAGATTTCGACAGGTCGAGTAACAAATTTCTTTAAATCAGAATTCTTTGACTGGACAACATTATCAGTTAATATTGTTTGAGGTAAATCAATAGCTTCACCCGCAACATTATCGTCAAATGTGACAATTGTTGCTGCTTCTTCAGTCATACCATCAGTAGATGATTTTTGTATCAAACCAGATTGTATAGCTAAAGGTTCAGCAATCGGCGGCAAATCCAATACCGTCGATTCAGGGGGTGCGAAAATTTTAGATCCATCGCTGGGAACAAAGTTTGCATTTAATTGTTGGGCAAGTCAAATAAACACCTAAAAATCGACTCAAATTATATAGGTGTTGTTACTAATCTTTTAGGCTTCACCTAAGTTTAAAAAACTCGATCATAACCTTACCGTAAATACGATATTTGGGACACGCCCAGGTGAATTTCATCATCAATCCATGCTTATATTATTCATATGATTTGCAACGGTAAATAATAATATACAGTAACTATTAATGATGGCAACATTTTGGTTTATAAGGACTTTGCTGCGTAAGCCCATGATTTACAAATTATCTAATTATTGTTATATTCAAAACACGTGAGGTGTTCTCAATATATTGTTCAACAAGTTCCTCATAAAAGGGCAAAGTACTTTTAGGTATATCTTTCATTTCTAAATATTCAAACAATTCAATAAATAGATCTCGTTTGGCATTGTACACGTCTTTACCATAGAAAAAATATTCTCTAATAGCTGATGAAACAACACTCAAACATTGTAGAGGAGGTGATAATGTATCTGATGCTGTCCACGTCAATAACATTTTCTCAATTGAATCATGATCCAAAGGAGCTAAATGATAACCCAAATCTTTATCAAATACCCAGCGCCTCTTCAAGAAAGATGCGTCAGATATATGAATGTATGGAACACTTTCAGACTCCTTATCGGCCATAGTGTAATCAATACCCATAATTGAAAATTCTTCAGATATTGAGGTATGATTAAACCCCGGTATATCTTTATGTACACCCATAATATTATCATCTCCATATGATAAAAGTGACACTTTATCAGTAAATTCAAGTAAAACCTGATCGATTGATAAATTAGTACCACAATTTTTATACCATAAACAAACAAAAACATAACGCATATATAAACTGTTAACAATAGAATTAATTATAACAGTAAGTGAATGCCCAGATGGGTTTGATCCAAAAAATTGGACTAAATCCCCATTGAAATCCATAAGGGGAAAAGCTGTATCAGTCCCCATAGCTGTTATAGCAGATAAATCTTCAGCATCATAATTACCCGAATATTTACAAATTCTTCTAATA